CTGCCAGTACTGGTGATTTTACTACAGGTACGATTGCAACAGCTAATACTACTAACCTTACTAATACACAAAAATTAAAAGTAAATTCTGCTTCTGCTTCAGATGATGGAGATGGCACTTATACATTAAGTGGTGGTTTTATAACTGTTGGTAACAATGATGCAAATGCTTTACAGATATTTCATGATGCAAACAACAGCAATAGTTTTATTAGTGAAGTTGGTAGTGGCGATCTAGTTATAGTTACTAATGGTACTAATTTATTTTTACAAAAAGATGCAACATCAGGTCATGCTGAAGACTTTATACAATGTATAGCTAATGGTGCTGTAAAGATATTTCATGACTCACAACCTAAATTAACTACTTTAACTAATGGTATTGAGGTAACAGGTAATGTTGATTTAGATGGTATTACAGGTGCAGGTGTTGTTACATCTGGAACTTCATCAAGTGATACTCAAGTCTATTCTGCTAAACGTGCTGAAGAAAGATTTTATGGTAAAGATACTTTAGGAGAAATCCAATCAGGTGAAACTTGGAGTAGTGCTGATGATAAAGTTGCAACTACAGCAGCTATAGATGCAAGAATAATAGACCTTGTAGATGACGTTGGAGGTTTTGTACCGATAGCTAATGAAACAAGTTTTCCTAATGCTAACCCTGATATAAATAATGGTGCTGGTACTCTTGTCAGCGTACCTTTAGCTAACAATCTTACTTCCAATAGTAGTGGTGTTATTAGTATTACAAATGGTACTGTAGGTAACTCTACAGTTACGATTACAGGAGCTACAGCTAGTTCTACTTTTGCTCAAGGTTTTGGAATAATTGTTGAGACAACATCAACTCTTAATACTTATACATTTCATAGATATGTACCAAAAGCAACTGAGGTGACAACTGTTGCTGGCAATACAACTAATATTAATACTGTTGCAACCAACATATCTAATGTAAATGCAGTTGGTACAAACATATCTAATGTTAATTCTGTAGCTAGTAATGCAAGCAATATAAATAGTGCAGTATCAAACGCAAGCAATATCAACGCTGCTGTAAGTAATGCAACAAACATAAATACAGTTGCTAATAACAATACTAATATCAATACTGTTGCAGGGATTTCAGCCAATGTAACCACAGTTGCTAATGATGGTACTGATATAGGAACAGTTGCAGGTATATCGTCAAACGTAACTACTGTTGCAGGTATAAGTGGTAACGTAACAACAGTTGCAGGGATAAGTAGTAACGTAACTTCTGTAGCAGGTAACAGCAATAATATAAATACTGTTGCTGGAAACAATGCAAACGTAACAACTGTAGCTGATATTAGCAGTAACGTAACGACTGTTGCTAATGCAAACTCAAATATAGGAACTGTTGCTGGTTCTATATCTAATGTCAATACAACAGCAGGGTCTATAGCAAATGTAAATAGTGTTGGTGGTTCTATATCAAACGTAAATACAGTTGCTACTAATATTACAAACGTAACAAATGCATCAAATTACC